AGCGGATAAATCAATTGTATCCAAAACTTGGGTCATAGATCCAAATCTTGAGTACTCTTGATTAATCCCCTGATCCCCTAAATCAATATGATTTGAGAGAACAGATCGCTTTAGATAGTCTTCATACATAAGACGGACCCCTTGTTGGGCCCATTGTATAACAACCGGTTCCATGCAAATGGATCTGGCTGTATTACAATTTTTAGGTACGAAGTGTAAACGAGATGAATCGCGTGAACTAGGTCTAGTAGCTTCTTCGAGTGGCAGACACGAGTGATCGACATCCAAATAAGTATAAAGACTATTTTTACGCAAGTATAAATAATCTATACGCTTATCAGATGTAAACTGTGAATTCTTGGCATTAAGACCAAGAAGACCAAGCTCTGCGACAGCACCGCCCCCATGTTTTGGGAGAAATGTGTCGAACGACCAATCTTTAAATAACCAATGTGTAATAACACGAAGATTATTTATAGATTGTGGTAACACAAGTGCTGACAACCTCTCTTCAACATCAAGCCATGTGCGTAATGCACTGACTTGAAATGTTTCAGATTCATAATAAGCCTTCTTACCAAAAGCAAGGAAGCTCAAAACGTATCTAAAACATGAAATATCCTTAGTTTTCGTGAAGTGATGATACTCTCTAAAACAGGGAGTATTTTTCATCTCATTAATGAAAACAATAGTTATATTATTTTCATTATCATAAGTTACGCTTTTGGCGAGCTTATGCGATAAACTAGAATACTCTTTAACAAGCTTAATAGGATTACTAATGAAATCTTTAACGAAATCATTAATAACTCTACTGGGCTTTAAAGAAAGAGGTGAATCCGCTAATAGAGATGTCCAGGCAAGACAAAGAAATTGTAGGTTATACCTATTCCTATAATTATCTCTGTCTTGCTGGTTGGAAAACACTGAAGCAGGAAGGTTTCTGCTGTACGTGCCTTCCAGAGAGGGAAGTTGAATTCGCTCTCTATATGTTGGCATACGGACTACTCGTTACGGCGTGGGATCAACCCAAGCAATAGCCAGTAGGTCCGTAATACCAAACGAGGCTGCATTGAAACGAAGATCGGAGTACTCGGCTGATTCGGAGATATGGATTGCTTGTAATACTGTTTCCAGTAAAACAGGCAAATGCGTATCTTCGTCAACAGGCGAGAGACCGGGCATCGTCCAAGCCAAGGTGACAGTGGCTGGTGCAACCATCACAACTTCGTCATTCGAGTCCAAAACTTGGACAGGACGACTAAGTTTGATGGAGTAATTGCAAGAGCCAATGCCACCGTTAGCCTTAGCATTGGGATAGTACCCAATACGAAGGGTTGGCGCAGACTCGGCAGAACCGTCGGTTGATTGGTAGAGAGTCTCACGATTCTCACCATCTACTTTCGAATCAATCTTCACGAAGTTATCGAGAATTAACCGATAATTCGTGGTAGGTTGAGTGAAAG